GAGTTCCGCAAGCATCCAAGCGACATCACCCAGTTCCTTCAGCAGGTGTTCCTCCTCAATCTCGTGACCCTGTAAGCGTTTCTGCCAGAGCCCGAGCACCTCGCCGACTTCCGAAGCCAGACCGAAGAGCGCATGCTGCTCGACTTCGTCCTCGGTGAGTGCAGGGTTGATTGTGCGTGCCGCGAGTAACTGGTATTCATTCAACGTCATATCTTTCATGTGACTCCCTCCTCATTTCCTGTATGCGCTTAATAATCTCTGCTGTGGTCGGTGGTGATACCCATTCATAGTTGTGCTGGTAGTTCTCGATCCATGCTATCAGCTCATCAGGATTGATTCCCGTATCATGCACGACCTTGACGATTTTAACAGAGGTCGTTGCCATGGCGAAGATTCCGCCGAGTGCAAAGCCGATGAATAAAGCAAAGATAAAAACAAATATCATTCTCTCCCTCCCCATAAGTATTTCTTTCCGTCTCTGTCCTTAAAGCGAACCTCCGTGAACTCGTAGCCGAACAATTCCAGGATACTCTTACAAACTCTGAAAGCCTTGTGCAGGTCTTTCGGAAGGTAGCGTGTTGCCTTGCTCGCATTGTAGATTGCCTGCTCTGCTGTCGGATCCGGAAGTCCGCTCGGATTACTCATCATGCTCCTCCTCGAAATCATTGCCCATGAAATACACGTCACGTCCGCAGTGTCCGCAGACCTCCGGCAAATCAATCGGTGCGGTTCCGTCACTGATAAAAAGCGTATTCCCGCAGTTCGGGCAAATAAATCTTGCATAGCCGTTGGGTTCAACTTGTCTGATTACGTATTTCACTTAATACCTCCATGATAAAATCTCTGTCGTCCACGATCTCTTTAGCGATGCGGAAGGCGTCCGGTATGGACAACCCCCGCTTATCACGTAAATAGATGTTGATTCGGTTCATTGCGTTCATTTCCTCGGTGGTCATTCCCATGGTTCATCATCGTCCTTTCCCATCGCAATAAATCCCGAGATGATAAAGCCGAGGAATACCCCGGTGAATATGCCGATTGTGAATGGTATCATATTGCTCTTATTCCTTTCATGTGCGTTCCGCAATGTCTGCAATGCTGGTCGTAATTGTCCATGTCATAAACATCTTTGAAAGTCTTTCCACAGTTCGAGCACTGTGCATCATCGCCCCACTTGTGGATAAGCCATGTGCCTGTTGGCTGTACAGATTCTCTACCAAGTTCATACGCCCTCTCCACCTGTGCAGATTCAAGTTCCTGCATTTTTTGGATTTCCTCGGCGGTATAGGGCTGTGCGGATGGCAATGCCCTTATTTTACTCGCATACCAATCCGGATAGTGCGCATCGGGATATTCTCCCATAATCACATCAATCGCCGCTTGTCTTGAGATTAAATCGCACGCGTGTGTTTCCGTGCGTTTCTCCGTGCATTCTTCTAGATGCAGGGCGGGCAACATCCGGATTCTGGCGAATACATTCTTGCCCTCCCATGGGACCATATCCCCATCCTTACGCATTTGTTTTAGCAGGTCAATCACTACCTGTCTATCAATCAGATCACTCATTCGGTTCACCTTTCCGACCAACACGGCAACTGTGCCATTGCCATCTTCATTTCGGTCTGAACCGTTCTACACCAATTCACAAGATTGTCAGACTCTATCTGACTACATATCTCCGTAGGGTTGACATCAAAAATCAGATCATTCAGATGTTTCGCCGCTTCGTTCTTTTTGGGAGGAAACCAGCATTTCTGCTCAAGCTCCCCTCGAACAACCTCTTGCATGCCTTTGTATTCTTCGGCTGACATATCATCAAAGCATGTGGTTTCGTGAAGTAAGCTCATGCATACTGCTACGGCATCGTCAAGTGTTAACGTCAGCATTTTCAGCTCTCCTTTCTGCTAAAAAGCAAAATCCGTCTGGAGTTACACAATTCATATCTTTTGTCCATTTATCACAGGCATTGTGTGCAACAATTATATTTTTCCAGATTCCACTCAATCCAAGTTCGCCACCGAACACGTCCGTATGATAGTGTACGCAATCCTTACACCGGATTACCTCCGGCTGTTCCAACACTGCGATTGCCATATCAAACGCTTCGGGCAATTTACAGTGGTTTTCACACCATCCAAGCATAGATGGATGCATGCAACCACGACACACGCCATCTCGTTCCCGTTTTAGCTTTTCAGCAGCTTCCTCAAACGTCATACCGCTCCCTCCCTCAGCAGCCTCTTAAGCTCATCATTCATCTGGAGCTCGATCCCTGTCTCAGCGTGCAGGCAGTCCAGAATGTCAATCCAGTCAATCTCTCCGTTTGCCAGCGCAAGGGAGTGCACAAGGAATTCATTGAGGAATCGCGTCAGCCGCTTCTCCCCGAACCCGTACTGCTCCCACAGCACGATCATGCTCATGGCAAGCACGGTCTGAACGGTATACTCTTTAATCGTTACGCTTGCTTTCTGCAGCTCCTTAATGGTCATGTTAGAGTTCACTCCGCTTGATCGTCTGAATCTCAGTTCCTTCCGGAGCGCCTGTAGAACATTTCCGCCTTCCTTCTCTTCGCGTTCGGCAATCCGAATGGCAAGGGCAAGTCCTTCGTCACGCCATCTGATCATATCGTCTGCTTTGCTCATACGTCGAATCCTCCAGAAACAATATCATCCACAATCGCTTTCCGCTCCATCATGTCGTGCTTGCGACCTGCCTCGTAGGCAAGACCTGCGACCTTAACCATCTTGCTCCGCCACTCAGCTTTTTCGTTCTCGTGTGCGTCCCGGATGTCGAGTGTCTGTTTCTTTGTGAGCTCCCCGTTTGCCACCATGCGGAGGAGGATGTCCGTTACTGTCTTATAGATTGCCATGTCTTAACTCCTTTCGTTTTAAAGTCCCATCGAAAATAAGCTTATTTGCGCAGGCGGCTTGAGCATATCGCTCTCCATAACTTTGTTATACTGCGCTTTGCCTACTTCAAAACCATAGCTATGTCTGTTGAGTTCCAATGCCGCTCTGAGTGTGCTTCCGCTACCTGCAACGGGATCAATTACTACGTCACCTTCGTCCGTAAATGTTTTAATGAGCGTTTTAAGCAGCTTTACCGGCTTTTGTGTTGGATGTAGTTTCGGGATATCCTTCCCGTCTTTTTCGTATTCAAACCAGTTAAAAACCATTTTTCCATGCTCAACGCCTTTTGTATCAATCCACTTTTCGTTGCGGAATTTAGGAAGATATGACCGATAAAGAAGAAGAGCATATTCGGTTGCCCCAACTATACGCATGTTTGCTTTCAGTGCTTGAGGCGAATAGTTTTTGATAAACACCAACGGTATGCAGTGAACGAACCCATGCTTTTCTGCATATTTCATGACTGAGTGCTGTTGTTCCCAACTGCAAAACACAATCATGCATGGGGCATCTGAGCTCTTTCCTCGTTCCCCGCCCTTTTTCGGTTCCTTCTTCAACAGTCTGTTGCAGAAATGGAAGTATTCCGCAATATTGAAATTGAAATCCGTATTAAACGCCGCTTTGCCTGCAAACTTGCTTTCTCCGTTGGAATTATCTCCGCCGACATACCAGTTCGGATTACTTCCGTAGAAGTTATTTCCGATATTGTACGGAATATCTGCAATCACAAGTTGCGCTTTTGGTATTCCGTATCGTTTGTAGTTCTGAAAATTATCGTTATACAGTTCGCATTTAATGCCCTCCACGCTTATGTCTTAACTCCTTTCTCTCTTCTCAATCTCTTCCAGCGCATCCACAAATCCGAAGATGATATGCTGCGCAACTTTGTCCTGCCCACTCTCGTTCCAAATATTTGTCGCCTCTCCGACGATCGCGTCCCAGTCTTTTTCTGCTGTCGCGTGCCGTTTGAAGAATTTCCAGCAGGCGGAGGTGACATCATAGATTTGCCTTAATTCCTGTTCGTTCAAAACGGTATATCCTCCAAATCATCACTATCTATTTCCGATTCAATTCCGCTCTCCCATCCGAGCAGGAAATCAAGTCCTTCCGGTTCTTCCGCTATCCGCTTACTCGCCTCGTCGAAGCAGAGCAGAATATCATCTTCCTTGCCGTTGATTCGGTTCTTCGTGATAGACAGCTTCCGCACGATCCGCTCCGTCCCTTGCATCTCGCGCTCGGTCGGTTTCTGGTAGACCAAGATGATGTCCGCGAGGTTCGGAATATTGCCGGAGCCTGCGATGTCGTCGTTTGTGAAGTCCTCTCCGTCATTCCGCCCGAACTTGCGCGGGTGAGCAATGAGGATGATAAGAACCTCGTAGGCCTTTGCCATTCCTGCCAGCTTCTTGACGAACTGAGATTGCAAGCGGTACATGTCCGTGCGTGTGTCGTCGTCCATCGCGGTCATGAGGTTGTCAATGATTAAGACCTTGCAGTCATATTGGCGGATGACCTGCTTCAATGTTTCCAGCAAAGCCTCTTCCTCGGAGTCGTAGTCTTTCGTGATGTCGTTGTCGTAGATAAAGACCCCGTCCTCGTACCACTTGACGATATCGCGCTCATAACGCGCGTCCACGGTGTAACGAATGTAGCCCGTCTTTGCCCTGACCGCGTTGATGTAGTGACCGCCCGCGACCTGCCGTTCGAACCATGACTGCAACTGCCAATCGTTCAGCTCGCCCGAATAGAAGAAGGTTCGGTAGCCCGCCCTGACCGCGAATGCTCCGAGCTGAGACGCGAATGTCGATTTTCCAAGACCTCTCTGCCCCGTCAGGATAACGAGCTGTCCGAGATACAAGCCCCCGATGAGTTTATCAAGACTCGGAAGCCCGCTCTCAAAGTGCGGGACATCGCTCCAGTCCTTGCGCTTAACGCTCGCGAGCGGTTTGATTCTCGGATTCTCGACCGGCACGGCATTCGCGATCGCATTCCGTACCACTTCCGCCCCTTCCGCAAGAAGCAACTCGTTAGCGTCCTTATGCCCGTGATAGTCGTCAATGCGCACATGTTTGACCGTCCCCGGGAAACGCGCGGAGAGCTCTTCCAGGAGCGTTATACGCCCGCCCTCGCAGTCTCCGAAGACAATCAGGGTTTTGAACTGCGTCATAAAGTCCCAGCAGTACGGCACCCATGTGAAGCCCTTTGCCCCGGTCGGAACGCTGACGGCATTCGGCAGACCAGCTTCCGCAACACTCAGACTGTCTATCTGCCCTTCCGTGATAATGAGGGTGTCGGACTTGTTCGGGTCACACTGATCCATTCCGAAGAGTATCGGTCGGCAGTCCCGCTCGCACCATTCTTTGTTCCTGTCTTTCTCCTTGTCGAAGTCAGCTTTCCGGTACTTAACGAACTGCATTTTTCCGTACTCATCGAAGAAGGGAAAGACGATGATGTTGTCGTGCTCTTTCTGGGACGTAATGCTGTAGCGTTCCGTGATAGCCTTCGAGATCCCGCGGGACTCCATATAGACAACTGCCGGCGTTCGCGTCTCCGGTCTCGGATATCTGGTCATGTCCCGGTACTTCCGTCTCCGGCTGATATACTCATCAACTTCCGTACCCAGTGAAAAATCAAAGTCCTTTGCCAGCGTGTACATGTTGCCCTTGACCCCGCAGGACGCGCGGAGGCATTTGAACTGACCGGTATCGAGATTGATCGCGAAGGTATCCTTGTCGTTCGTCCTGTTTCCGCAGTACGGGCAGCGTTCAAGCTGGAGTTCGTTCCCCCGCGTCTTATACCGGATTCCACGGCTCTGCGCAAAGCGTTCCGCGTCTTCCCTGTTGAAGCTGTAAATGTTCATACCAGCGTCCACCCCTCTCTCAATGCCTCCTCGTCCGTCATGTCGGGTTCATCCCATGGATTGTAATCTTCCGGAGGAAGCTCTTCTTTCCTTTCTTTTCTTTCTTTATCATTCTTTATCATTCTTGTTTGTTCCGATTCGTTTCCGATTCGTTTCCGGTCTGCGTCCGATTGGTGTCCGGTTGGTGTCCGATGGGTGTCCGGTTTTCCTTGATATTCGGAAAATCCTACTAATATAATCAGCGTTTTTTGGGTGTCCGATTCGTATTGAATCATCCCTTCCTGCTGGAGGACGCCTAGAAAGTGTTTAACCTTGTCCTTCGACCAGCCCCACCGCTCGGACAACTTCCGAATGCTTGTTATTGCGGAACCTCGCTTGACCGTTATGGCGTTTGAGTTGAAAAATATCTTCCTGTCCTTGTGGTTCATCATCATGATTAAGTCAACCCACGCCTGACCTCTGCGGAATGGTTTATCCTCCCAAATCCAATGGTCTTGCAAGTCCCTGTATATTTTCACAAATCCTTTATCCGAGCTCATTCCTCACCAGCCTTTCCTTCATGTCCCGCAGCAGTATCTCCCGGATAATTGCCCCGCTCGTTTCCGCCCGGCAGAACACCGGCGTGAGGTTGTAGCGTACCGACCAGCTGAGAAGCGACCCGAGGAAAGCGGTCGAAGCGAACTTGCTCCGGTATCGGTGCTTGATGATGTCCTCGTAGGTCGCATTCTCAACCAGCAGGTAGACCTTTGCCCCGGCGTCCTTTGCCCGTTCAAATTCTTTGCGGAAACGGTCGCGCCCACGGGTGAAGCACATGGCAAGTTCGTCGAGATCCATTTTCCGCTCCACCACGCAAGCCGGTGAAATTCTTGCGGAAAGGTCAAGAAGCGGTTTCCCGTCAATCTCAACGTTCCCGCAGTAATCTCCGTAGGACAGGGTCGCCCGCTCGAGCGGTACGCCGATTGCCTTGTATCTCCGTCTGGCTTTCGGCGTCTCCTGCTCGCGGGTGTCTACGATGATGCGGAAGGATTCGAGGATGGTCTCAGCTTCTTTCTCCGTCAAAACGGAAGCTCCTCGTCAGCTCCGTCAGGAACGTTTATGAAGTCATCTCCAGAGGATTTACTGGAAGTCGTCGCCCCGGATCCGCGCGCGCTTCCGTCTCCAACAAGCTTGTCGTTCGGAAGTTTGCCAGCCTTGCCGGTTCTGACCGCGTCCGCCGTGCATGTCCATTTCATGACGATGTGGTCGTATACCGTTCCGTCCTTCTCGGACTGTTTATTGTGGAACTTTCCACCGATAACCTTGCCCTTGAGGCTCCGCAGGTCTCCGGCAAATACAAAGCCGTTGTTGCTGTCCTCGAGGTCTGCGAAGAACGTGTTGTATGTGTCCCAAATCCACGGCTCTGACCGGTCTGTCGGCACGTTGAGGTTGAATACCGCATCAAACGGCCACTGCTTTCCGGAACGCGTGTTGTTGTCAAACTGGGACTGATACAGCCCTTTGTATTCGCCCTCGGCGATGTCGAACGCCATTGAGATGTATTCATCGCCTGACGGCCATGTATTCAGCTTCGCGCCCTTGATGGTGACAACGTAGGCTCCTTTCGGAAGCTGAATGAATGTGTTCTGTTTGCGCTTTGATTTGTCGTAGGTTGGTAATGCCATGTAGTCTTAGTCCTCCTCTTTAATGTTTTTGAATATTTCACGGCCTTCAGCGATTTTTGCGTCGAGCTTGTCACGTCTGTACCATTTTCTGATGAAGCTCCTTCCTAAAAGCGTTGACTTTTCAATATCATATGCCGTCAGCCCTTTATTCATGCAATCCATGAGCTTTTCGCATCTTCTGAACACGACATAGTTCCGAAGTGCTTGATTGCTGACGTACCAATAGGAATTCGAGTCAATGTCTTTCGTTATTTTTTCTAGTACTCCATTTAAAACAGCCCAATCATATAAATCGAACTTTCCGCCGCTTGCGTAATCATGAGAATCGTATATTTCGGCGAATCTTTTCCAGATTGTTCTTTCGACTGTTTCCCGATTCTGCCGTTCTTGTTCTTTCTTCTCTTGTATACGCCGCTCCCAATAATCGCGCTGTTGTTCTATGGAGGCTTGCTCTTCAGCTCTATCCTGCTTGTTGACGAGTTCCGACATTCTGTCTAGTTCGTGATAGGCTTTATGGCATGATTCACAAACGGTAATTAAATCGTCTTTGTTCTCGTCATAAAGTCTTTTGTATGTCAAATGATGAATGTGCAGATTGTAATTTGCTCCGCATATTCTGCACTTGTAGCCGTCTCGCTCAAGTATCTTTTGTCTTATCTGTTTCCACTTGTCGCTCTCAAGATAGAGGCCATATTTGCTCTTTATCATCAATACTCCTCCAATGCTTTGAGAACGATCGTGATATCGTTTTCAATCTCATCTGTTTCAAACGCTCCGAGCGGAACTTTCGCCGTGCTGTTGTCTGCGGAAAGAATAAACTTGTATTTTCCGTCCTGCCTGACAGCCCAAACGACCGTTGTCATCTTGCTTTCCAGGACAAGCTTTTCGAGCTTCCGCCCGTTCGTCTTAATCCTTGTCTTAACAATTCCGTTATCGTCCGAGACCGTCTCGGAATGACAAAGAATAATGACCGTTACGTCGTCCCGGAGCTCAAGAGCTTTGTTCACAATCCCCCACCCATGCTGTGCGAGGTCTGTCCATGCTGACCGCTTATCTCCACCCTGCATAGCGAGGATCCGCATCTCTTCCGCTACCATCATCCCGTTGAGGGTGTCGATGACAACGTACTTGATGTGTTTGAACTGCTCCTCTTTGTTGATGCGGTCGAGCATCCTGCTCGTATTTGCGAAACTGTCGGAGCAAAGATAGTTTTTCTTCTCCGTGTTGTACTGGCTTTTCCAGCCCCTCCAGTTCAACCCCTTCTTGTCGGCGTCAATGTAGAATGTCTCATCTGGCGGAAGGTTCCGCATCGATGTCGTCTTACCGGAACCAGACTCGCCAATGACTCCAATTACGGCTCCCATGTCTTATCTCCTTTCGTAAGTTTTTCAATGTTCAACAATGCCTGCGTGTAGTCCCGGAGGCTGCTCGCCACATATTTCTCCGTCACAGCATCAGACGGAATTTCTTCGAGCAGGCGGTAAATACGTTTCTTTACTTCTTCATACGCTTCCGTCATAGATTGGCTCCTCCACTTCCGATGGTGTGTGTCCAATCAGCATATCCTCGCACGCATCCGCAACCAGTTCATCGATCAAATCATCCTGCGTTCCAATGACATCCGAGAAAGCGTCTGTGATGCGCCCTCGGAAGCAGGACAGGTGGCAATATTTGTGGTCGAACGGTGAGAGGATTATGCATTTCGCTTCCTCGATTGGCTTGTGGCAAATCTCACACGTTGCTTTCATCTTCTGGTACCTCGACCGCTTCCGGCAGTGCCTTGTCTGCTTCTTCTCGCATGGCGTAGGCACCATAAGAGGTATTGCGGAGATATTCACCTACAACCTTGCAGAATATTCTTGCGGAGATTGCACTATCGAAATCAACACCTTCAAGCATCCGGGCTATTTCGCCCACGTCA